GCAACCACCCCCACGGGGGCGGTCGGCCAGCGGGGCTACCAGACGCCGCAAACGAAGGCGTTGTGGAGGCTGGTGCAGGCAGCGGCGAAGAACCCTGGCGACGCATTGGCTTCGACATCGTTAGAGATGGACCCCAAGGCTGCCATCCAGTTGGCGTCGAGGATTCGGCGTGGCAAGATTGCCACGGTGGAGGCTGCGTTGAAGCAGGCGAGTACCACGGGGAGGTTGGAGGCGTGGGCGGAGGAGAACTTCTTCGGCCACACCGTGGCTGTACGGTTCATGCCGAACATGGCAGCGTACGTACCGAAGCCAACCTACGCCGCCATCGCCGCCCACGCGTAGCGTGCATGTTATACTGGCTGCTAGCAGGCAAGCGGCCCACCCCTCAGGGGGTGGGCCTGCTAGCCCTAGCCTAGGGAGAGTAGGGAGAGATGAATAAGGAACACTACTTCAAGGACGGTCGCTGGCATCACACCTGGCATCAGTCTGATCTGAAGACGTTGGACATGGGCCCTGAACGGGCACACCTCATGTGGAGCGGGGCTGTACAAGATGTTGAGGGGGATGCCGCCGTACTGGGTACGGCGTGCCACAACGCTGTCGAGCAGCTCATCAAGCCGCTGTACCCTGGTGCCACCCCCGTGCACGGCGACGAGTCCCACTTCGAGTTGCATGAGGCGTTCGGGCACCACTTGGATGACCTCGTTCCGACCATCACCCATTGGAACTCGTACAAGTCGAAGGCCGACCTGTTCAAGTTGGGGACCATCAAGTTGGACTCGTGGTATGAGCAGGTGTACCCACTGTTGCATCCGATCGACGTTGAGGTGGGGTTCGACCAGGTGCTGTTCGAGGATGATGAGCGTGTCGTACGGATGACGGGACGGATCGACCTGATAGACGACGGCCTGGGTTTGGTTGATTGGAAGTTCCCGAAGCGTGACTACACGAGGGAGAAGTGGCAGTATGAGAGGTGGGATCCCCAGTCCACCACGTACTGTTGGGCGACGGGGCGTACGGAGATGACGTTCTACGTGATGTACGGTGCTCAGGGTGAGGTGTCGTCGATGACGATTGAACGTGGACCGCAGGACTTCGAGTTCCTGCGGCGCAAGGTCGAGGCGGCAAGCCGTCTTGTGGAACAGTCAGGCTTGAAGGTCTGGCCGTTGAATGATGCAGGCTGGTGGTGCTCCGAGAAGTGGGCGCCGTGCTGGTCTGTTTGCAAAGGGAAGACAACAGCATTGGAGAATGCGAATGGATAAGGACAAACTGATAGTTGCGCAGAACTGTAACTCTGCGACGGCACAGGTGATGGCCGCCCTGGTGGGTTCGGGTTCGTTCTCGTATGAGGACGTGCGCGCCAACTGGGCTGACCTGCATGGCATTGTGAACGCAAACACGTTTGCCGCAGCAGCCGTACAGATGGTCGCTCAGGTGATCCCAGGCATTCAGGCAACACCACTACCACCCCCACCCCCAGCGGCCCCTCAGGCGGCTCCTATGCCGCCCTCAGGGCCTGCTGCGACAGCATCCCGACCCAAGTCTAATTGGATTAGGGAGGATGCGTTCGAGACGATCGTCAACGCGATCGAGTACGAGCGCATCAGCGGCATCACGTTCGGTTCCAGGGAATCGAACTTCTACTGCAATCAGGGCGTGAAGGCGGCTGGTCAGTTGCCGAACGGTTCCCCCATCAGGAACGTGGCGACCTACCCTGATGCCAAGGTGAAGCCCACTGATCGCCTCGAAGGCGATTGGGGTCCGACCCTGACCGCGTATGCCGACTACGCCATCGACTTTGCCAAGATGCCGTCGTCGTTCACCCGCCCCACCGCATACGTGCGGTGACATGACCACGCGGCTGACCCTCGATGAGGCTCAGGCGCGGGTGCAACAGGCGCGGGCTGGCGAATCGTCCATCTCCCCCGATGAACCAGCCCGCCCTGTTGCCGTCCCTACCCTGCCTACCTGCCTGGACATTGCTGAACGCCTCATCGAAGATGCGGCGGACACGTCCAACAAGTGGCAGCTCGGCGTCCACGACATAGACGACGCGCTGGCTGGGGGGTTGAAGAAGCGGGAGGTGATGGTGATTGCCGGCAAGGCGCACACTGGTAAGACCCTGCTGCTCACCAATGCGGTGGCCCGCAACCCGAACAACATTGTCATGTGGATGACACCAGACGAACCCGACCTGATGGTGCTGTCTCGCATCCTGGCCATCAGGTTGAACAAGAATCCCCGCGAGGTGCACGACCTGGCCCGCAGGGGTGACGAACAAATCTTGACTGCGTTGCGTCACCAGTCGGAGACGGACCTGAGGAACCTGCGGATCATCGACCGCTCGGCATTCTCGCAGTACGGGGCGGAGTTGCGACGCATGGGCCACAACGTGTGCGGCCCCATCGACATTGCCGACCACATGTTGGGTACGTGGGCGGAGGTGCAGTACGGGCGCAAGGCCGACGTGTTCATCTGGGACTTCGCATCACAGCTCGACGATGGGGAACTAGGCGACGACCCGTCGCGTATCTCAGCGTTGAAGTCGTTGGGTATGCGCCACGATGCGGTGACGATCATCGTGCACCAGGCGTCACGCGGTTCGGCGAACCGTGGCGCGGCGTTGGGCATCGAGTCAGGCAGGTACGGGGGGGAAGACATGGCGCATTTCATGTTGACGGTGTGGCGCCCCCATGAGGATCCCAGTATCGACGGTGCGGAGCGTGCACGTTTGCAGAGCGTCCTTGGCGTAGCCTTGGTGAAGAACAAGAGGTTCGACGGGAGAAAGGTCACCCTCAACATGGAAATAACCGAATCAGGTAAGCTGCTGGACCCGTGGGAGGAGACGGTCATCCAGTACCGTCTCGACCAGGACGAGTTCTGATGGTCCCGTACCGTGTGCACCTCGAGGCCTGGACCGTCGCCCTGTACGCCACCGACAGGGGGCTGACGATAACAGTGTCGAACAGCGTCGAACCCGAGCATTACCTCACACGAGTGGTCGCTGACGTGCAGTTACGCCGCTACTACATTGGGCAGCAATGCGCAGGCGAGTTGCATCCCTCGCCGTGGCCGACGTTGCAAAGTGGGAAGCCAGTGACGAAGGAAGCCTTGATGGCGGCGGAAGGCGCAGGGTGACATGGGTGTGACCATCGGAAGGCAGACCGTCTACCTTGGTGCAGGGTTGACGCGCACAGGGTGGGTGGTTTGGGACGACGACGTATCCGTCGGCTGGCACGCCGACTATGTGGCCGCCCAACTGCGGGCCGACGACCTGGCGGAACAGAAAGAGCATCGGGATGGGGAGTGACCTGACCTCCTGGTTCCACGCGACGTTCCACGGGTTCATCCATGCGTGGGGCGAATCAGGCGACCATCCGCGCACCATCTGGGAAGACCTGACAGTCGCCCACTTCCGACGGCACCTCGACGGGGAGATCCCGTTGGGGATCTACCCGATGGTGTACGACCCGACAGATCGTCACGTCGGGCAGCGTGGCTGGCGGGAAGAAGACGGGTTGCGCTTCTACCCCGACATGCGTCCCGAACTGTGGATGTGCGCATGGGGGTGCATCGACATCGACGCGAGCAGCGACACCCACAAGGGGCAAGGCACCGAAGACGAGGTGGCCGACTATGCGTTCAGCCTCAGCAACGTGCTGGCTGCACAGAACATTCCCGCATGGGTGGAACGCACCCGTTCAGGCGGCGCCCACGTCTGGGTGTTCGCCGACACATGGTGCTCCACCGCCGACATGCGTCGCTGCCTGCAAGCAGCGGAACGGATCGCAGCGGTCCCAACCGATTCGCCGTTCCCCAAGAGTGAGGCGTTGAGGGGTCCACCAGGGAACTTCGTACGCCTCCCCTACTACGGGAACCGTGCCCGCCCAGACAGGCAGGTCATCATCGACGAAGACGGTGCGCCCATACCGTTGGAGGGCTTCCTGCATGACGCCAACGCGAACCGTGCCAAGGTCGCCGACATCAAGGGCGCGGCGTTGCTGAAGGCACCACCGCCACCCGTTCGACAGCCTGCGCTTTCACATGAAAGCGCACCGCAGTACCTGAGGGGCGACCTGAAGCGGATGTTCGAGCATGGCCCGCCGTCTTCGACGTTCGTGGAGAACCAGGGGGCAGGGATGGGGAGGCACGGGTGGTTGTACAAGTTCGCTGCGTTCGCCACCCGCGACGGGCACCCTGTTGGGCAGATAGTGTCATGGCTGGTGGACCTGGACAACAGGTACACCCGCAAGTTCTACACCAACGGGCAACCACGCGCCGACCAGAGGCAACAGCTCGAAACGCTGGCGCAGAAAGCCTTCCAAGATGCCAAAGCAGAATCTCGAACACGCCTTTATCGTTGAGGGGCGCCCCAAACCGAAGGGGCGACCCCGCATGACCCGCAAGGGCCGTGTGTACACCCCGCAGGACACGTTGGAGTATGAGGCGAAGATCGCCGAAGCGTACGAGCAGAGCGACGGCCCCTGGTTTGAGGGGCCGATCCTCATGCGGATCGCATACACCCCCGACTGTCAAACCATTGAGATCGAGGAGATGCCTGATGCGACAACCAAGTTGTATTTCGACTTGGACAATGCGGTCAAGGCGACGTTGGATGGGTTGAACGGCATGGCCTACCCTGACGACAAGCAGGTGTACCACATTGAGGCGACGAAACTGTGAAGAACCCATCCCAGTTCGCTGACCAGTCGTTCAACAAACGGCTCAACAACATGGGCGACCTGGCTGAGGGGGTGTTCGAAGAATGGTGCGGCACGAACTTCGCACGGTACGGGTTGAACCGTCCTCCCATAGCCATGTGGAAACTCCCAGCCAAGATTCGTTACACCCCCGACTACATCACCTCCGACTACCTGGTTGAAGTCCAGGGCTTCGGACGCAAACAGGTTGTCCACATGAAGCTCGACAAGTGGGATGCGTTGCTGTGGTGGGACCGCAACGTCATGCCCGTACGCCTGTTCCTCCACGACTCGCACAAGAATCGGGAACTGATGTTCCCGATCAAGAAGTTGCGCCCCCTCGTGGGCCAGGCGGAGGTACGCAAGTTTCCCGAAGGCAACGAGTACTATGCGATCGACGCAGGGGGGGTCTGGTCGCTCCTGGGATAATGAATGTCGAAGCCGAAAACCTTCAGCGTAGACCCGACGGGTTGGATCCTCGACAGCGCCCTGGAGGACTACTATCGGGCCGTTCTTCCTCTGGGAGATTCGACAAAGCCGCTCACTGAACTCCAAGCGTTGATGGAAGCACCACCAGGGCACGACGCTCACCCTTATGCCGCTCCTTGGAACACAAGCAACGAAGAACTCAGCACATTAGTCAGGCAAGCGTTGAAAGAACTACCTGAGATTCATCGAATCGTAATCGAAGCACTATGGGGCGGAGGGTTGTCTCTCCGTGGAGTCGAACGGTACACGGGTATCCCGAAGACGACCGTGGCACGCAAACGCGACGAAGCCCCCAAGCTCCTGGGGGAAATCTTGATACGTTTGATGCCCGACATCAAGGACAAGTACTACATCGAAGACTAGGAGGCGGGGTCGGTGCGGGCGTCCAACGCCCGCAACGTCATGTCCTGAATCAGGCGACCGAAGAACTCCTTGAACACGGGGTGCACGATGAACCCGTGTTGGGCGCGCCAATCTTCCGACACCAACCCCTCAGCCTCCTCAGCGGTCAACACGACCAGGATGCCGAGCCTGTCCTCACACCAGCCCGCATGGGTGCCGTCCTCAATGTCGAACATGTTCGCCTCGCGGCGCATGTTTGCCTGCACCGTAGAAGCAATGTCTTCACCATGCTCAGCGAGGAACGTCTCCCATTCGTCGGGCATCAGGCGGCGCGCTTGTCGAGAACTTCCTTCGCCCAAGCCTTCACCAAGGCGAGAAGTGCTGCACCAGCGGCGACCATGGCAGTCTTGGCCGTCGACAGATCGGAGATAACGAACACGCTCAGGAAGGCCTGCGTGAACGTCGCAATAGCGCGTTCAGCCTTGTCAGCCCAGTCGTGTGAAAGAGTGGTGGTCATTTCTTCCCCTTCTTGGATCGTTTGGCGTGGTCGTGGGCGATGGCTACCGCCTGGTCACGCGGGTACCCCTCGTTGATGAGGCGTCCAATGTTTGTGTTGATTGCGTTCTGAGAGGCGCCGCGCACTAGAGGCATGTCAGTACTTTGGGCGTCGAGGCTTCTTCGGCATCAGTCGAACAGGGCTTTGCGTGCACCGCTCTTAGACGGTGAGCCGACAGAACCGATGCCGCCACCAGTTTTCGCTGTGGTGACGAGCACCTTCGCGGCCTTCACCAGCCTGGGGGTTGAACCATCCCTCATAGTGTCCTACTTCCCGAAGGGGCGGCCACCAGAATTGGCGTTCCCCAATCCCGTCTTGCGGAGATATGCGGCAGCCTTCTTCGCCTTCTGCGACATGTCCCACATGTTGAAAGACGACGTGGAATTGTACGGCTGGTCGTCTTGACTGCCGAACGTGTCCTCGAACGTCCCGTATCCCTTACCTTTGGGCATCGAAATGCACCTCCTATCTATAGAACAGGGCGTCCCAAGTGACCTTGCCGACAACCCCATCAACCTTCAGGAACCACAAGCTTCGCTGGAACTGCTTCACCGCAGCCTTCGTACGCCACCCGAAGATCCCATCGGCGGCACCAGGGTCACACCCCCACCGTGGCAGCGTCGCCTGCACCAACCGAACCTTCACCCCGCGCATCTTGCGCTTCAACGGACGCGCCTCCACCTCGACGCCCAACGCCTGCATGTACGCGACCAGCCCGCCCCAATCCACCGACGGCACATGGGCACCTGGCGGCGCAACAAGGAGCGTTCCAGTACCCACCCAGTCGTACAACCAGTTCCCTGGGCAGCTCGTAGAAGCCAAGTCTCGATGGCCTTTGATCCATACCCCCCCACCGTACCTGTGTTGAACCTCGTCTATGACGGTGCGGAACCCCTGCTGGGCTTCCAAACTCAACGCCTGATGGCCGTCACCCACATAGGAGACGGCCACTGTTCTAAAGTTCCAGTTCCTCGTAGCCCCACCCACGGCACCGTCACGGCGCCCCTCGTAGATGGTGCCGTCCACGTCGACCAGCCAGTTGTACGCAATGGACGACCATCCCCTGGTCGTCATGTGGTGACGCTCGAAGGCACGCACAGCGTTGACCCCCGTGGGGCCGCCCGTTACACCACTGTGGTGTATGACGATGCCTTCGACCCGTTTCGGGTTGAGCCACGTCCACTTCTTGGTGGGTGCGGTGGCTCCCCATTCTTCACGGGAAACGTACACGGCCCTCATCTGATGCGCTCCAACGACCGACGCTCCGACGTGGACATCGACCGTTCCCGCTGGCGCGCCCCCCGCTCGCCGCGCGTGTCGCGTCGCCCCTGCCTACGTATGCCAATGGGCATGATCCAACTCAGCCACGCTGAGAACAACTTGTCCTGATCCTTGTACCGTTCCTCACGAGGGAACAGGCGCCTCATCTGGGACACCAACGGCACGAACGTACCCAACCCGTACAAGACGTTCTCACGCATCCCGTACTGGCCTCGACTGTTCTTCGCCACCAGGTCGCCAGGGAGTCCCTCCAAGAACGGCAGCAACCCTGGCACGTCGAACAACGGAGGAGGTTTCACATACTCCGTTGAGATCGGTATGTTCCTGAATATTTGGGCACCCATTATCGTCTCAACAGGGAACTTGATCTGAGGGGCGAACCCCTCAGCGAGACGGGTCAGCCCGCCGAACGGACGCTCCATGTCCTGAAGCGGCATTTCAGCAAACTCGATCAGGTCCATGAACGGCAGGTCGGGGAAAGCCCAAGTGCGGGCACCCTGGTTCGGGTTGCCCAACAGCCCCGACAGGTCGATACCCCACCGCTGCCCATACCACCCTGGTGTCGTACGGTCCTTCTCCACACCCAACTCGACATTGTTCTTCAACTGGAGGTACCTGAGGAACGGCTTCGGGTTGTACACGAGCTGTGTCGCCATCAACGGCAACGAGTTCCGCGTCCACGTATAGAACGGGTACGCCCTGGCAGC